CTTTGTGTTTCATATTGAGAGAATCACTTGGTCTGCAACAAGAGGTATAATTTAGAATTTTATGGAGGTGCGATAATGAAATATAATATATCAGTTTTAGCTACTGCTGTAATAGATCTAGGAGATGTAGAAGCAGATAGTCAGAAAGAAGCAATACATAAGGCGTTTGATAGACAGGGGATCGACACAATAGAATTGTGTTATCACTGTTCGCAGAGGGTCGGAGAACTTACACTATGAAATACAAAGTAGGAGACAGCTTTATGTTCCCGGCCGAAATTGAGGCAATAGACGCAGATAAAACAGCATCATATTTTGTCTACAGCTGCGCCGGGATTGGATGGTGGAGCGAATCGGCACTGGATGATGTTCGGAAATTAGATTGTACGGATTGCAAGTGGAAAGGAACACGACATCAGAGGTGCAGTTGTTGTATTAGAAATACCAAGATGAAAGACAACTATCAGTACAAATAAACTGAAATTTTGTTTAAATAGAATAATAATGAGGTGAATAATGAGCAATGATACATATTTTACAGATGAAGAATACAGACTTGTCCTGTCTGCATTAAGTAGAGAAAAGAAAGTCTGTGAAGATGTAGATAGAAAATTAGGAGGAGAGTGTAAGTTATCAATTCTCATGAGGAATGTTGAAGATAAGATTAAATATATGCAATATCATTATAATTAAATTATTCAGTTATATTAAATTAAAAATTAATTGAGAAAGGAGGCCGGAGCGGTGGCCACCGTGACGGGATGTCCCGGCTCCTTTTGCACATGATAAAAATACTTGAACTATTCGGGGGAGTTGGCTCCCCTAGAGTGGCCCTTAGAAATCTTGGGGTGCCTGTAAAGGCAATAGATTACGTAGAAATAGATGAAAAAGCGGTCAAAAGCTACAATGCGATGTTTGAAAAAGATCTGCCGTACAAGACACAGTCTGTAGTAGGCTGGGATCTTAAGCCGGATATTTTAATACATGGCAGTCCGTGTCAGGATTTCAGTATTGCAGGGCAGCAGAAAGGGGCAGATAAGGGATCAGAAACAAGATCCAGCCTCATGTGGGAAACGATCAATATTATAAAGCACATGGGGGAATGGAAACCGAAATATGTCATATGGGAAAATGTGAAAAATGTGCTTTCCAAGCACATGCGACCTAATTTTGACCGCTATCTCTTAGAGATGGAGGCTATGGGATACATGAATAACTACAAAGTTTTAGATGCACGGGAATTTGGACTGCCACAGGCCAGAGAAAGAGTGTTCACAATCAGTAGTCTTCAGGAGAAGTTTCTCTTTAGTGATTTGGAAAAAAGTCCGATGAGGAGCATTAAAGAGTTTTTGGAGCCAAACGGGGATGTACCGCATGTATATGATGTCACACAGCCAAGCGTTTACAACGCAATAGGAAAGAAGGGAATAAAAAGAGCAACTGTGATAAAAGAGTATGCATATACGATCACTACGAGGCAGGACAGGACACCAGCCCAGGTTATTGACTGCGGAAATGGAAGGTATAGATATCTAACTGAACTTGAATGTTGGAGATTACAAGGGTACAGCGACCAGGATTTCTATGCAGCAGCATCGGCCCATAAAAAGATCGGGAGATACACAATGCCGTTATATAAACAGGCTGGAAACAGTATTCCTGTACCGATATTTGAGAGCATTTTCAGGACGATTAAAATTTAATTGAGAAAGGAGGCGGAAGCCCCGGCCGGGAAAGATATATCGGCTTCCTTTCAAGAAGGATGGAGAAAAAAGAATTAAGTAGAGAAGAATGGAGACAGCAGAAAAAAGAACAAAAGGCAAGGTTTACAGCAATGCAGAACTTGCCATACGAGGTAAAAGTAAAACGTGCAGAGATTCGGGCATTTGAGTTTATAGAAGAACTCGACAAAAGGGGGCAAAATGCACATGTAAGTGTTGGAGGATTAGATAGTATCACACTCCTGTTGTTTCTGCGAAAGATTGGAATCAATATCCCTGCGGTATCAGTATCCGCGCTGGAAGATAAAAGCATTATAAAGATACATAAACAGCTTGGGGTAATTTCATTAAGGCCAGGAAAGCCAAAAAAAGAGATCTTACAGGAATTTGGTTTTCCGGTTATTTCAAAAAAGGTTGCTGGAAGGATAGAAACTCTACAAAATCCAACAGATCGGAACACAACTGTCAGACATGCAATTATTACCGGGGAGTGCGGAAAACAAGGTCATTATGCAAAAAGTAGCAGGATGAAGCTACCACAAAAGTGGTTAGAATTGTTCGCTGGATATGAAAATGATAATGAGGATGTTAATTACAAGATTGCACCATTCAAAGTAAGCAATAAGTCTTGTCTGTATATGAAAGAAAAACCTTGTGACCAGTGGGCCAGGGAAAATAAAAGCCGGCCCTTCCTGGGACTAATGGCATCCGAAGGAGGACAGAGGGAAGAGGCACTTGTTGAACATGGCTGTAATTACTTCGGCAAGACTGTAATCCGCAGTGCGCCATTTGCACCATTTCTGCGGCAGGACATTTTGCAATTGGCCATAGATCTGGATGTACCAGTACCAGAGATCTATGGAGAGATTGCGAGAAAAGAAGATGGAACGCTCTATACTACAAAAGCGCAAAGAACTGGATGCAGTATGTGTGGATTTGGCGTTCATATGGAGAAGCGTCCGCATAGATTTGACCAGCTCCGGGAGCGAAACCATAAGGAATGGGAGTTCTGGATGTACCGATGTTGCACAGATCCAGAGACCGGGGAAATATACGGATGGGGGAAGGTCTTAGACTATATAGGAGTAGAATGGGAGAATATACCGGAAGGAACAGAGATACCAGGCCAGATAAATATAACCGATTTCCCAGAAATTATGCCAGATTAAACTGACATTTTGTTTAGAAGAAGGGAGGCGATCAGATGGATTGCTTGAAATGTAACGGAGCTACGAAGGTAACAGACTCCCGCAGAGTGGATCATATGGTCTACCGGACAAGAAAGTGTCTCGCCTGCGGATATGTGTTTCACACGAAAGAAATCCAGACGAACAAGGATGGGATAAATAAATTTTATGCGGAGTTCCGGGAACAGCACCGGCTACATAACGACGAAAAGAAAGGGGATCCAGATGACGGAAAATGAGCAGAAGAAAGAATACTTGAATCAGTACCGAAATGCCAATCGGAAATACCGGCTACTGCTTGAGCAGGAAAGAGGGTTGCGGCTTGAGATGCAGGGAGCCAAGTCGATCGAATACTCAGATATGCCGAAGGGGAGTGGGCAGACAGATCTGTCGACCGCCATGGCAAAGTTGGATGTGCTGTTATCAAAGATTGAGAAAAAGAAAGCTGAGATGCTAAATTTCCGGCTTGACATTGAAAGCTGCATTACTGATATGTCAGACGGCCTGCAGGGACGTGTATTATATCTCAGGTACATATGTCTCATGAACTGGGAAGATATTTGCGTAGAGATTGACTACAGCTGGCGGCAAACGCATAGACTTCACTCAGAGGCGTTAAGAAATCTAAAGATGGCATAGAATGACACACAAACATTATGATATAGTTATCCTAGAAAGAGTATTTGATAAGATATACTCAATCTATATGGTTTTGTGATTACATAGTTTTTCATAAAATCCCCCACATTTTTTGGAACACCTGGGTAACTGGGTGTTCTTTTTATATAGAAATTTACCCACAATGCCCGGATATCTGACTGTAAAATAGATTTATGATAAAGGTGACAGTGTCACAGATTGTTTCATCCCACATTTGAGATTTTTTATATCTAATTTTGCCGAACTATATAGAAGTATAAGGAAAATCATGGTATTATAAAAGAAAAAATGCGGGGTATGGGATATGAGTGTAATTTATTTTTCAAAAATTAATCTTAATTCAGAACATATTTTTGATGTATATCAGAAAAAGATTGAAATGAAGAAAATCTTAAATGCAGTAATGAAAAGCATTAGTGAACCAATGGAATACAATGAGAGTTATTCGTATATTGATAATGGAGAAATATATGATAAGACGATAAAATTTGAGTTTAAGGTATTAAGTAAAACTGATGAAAGTATAGTAGGCTATATTTACAGAACATCTAACATATCGTATAATTTAAAAAACGATGAAACTGATGAATTACAAAGGATGACAACGCCGAATACAGATGCAATTAAATTTTATTTTGATGTATACAAAGAAATCATAGGATTTACGACAAGGCAAAGATTTAAAACAGTCGATTTCAACAAAGCAATTGAGTATTTTATTAATGAAGCTCTCAAAATAAATCAATATGATTATAGATTTACAGTTTCTCTTTATAATGAAGGACTTGATATTAGCGATATTAAGTCAGAGCTTAAAAAAATACCAAAGATAAAAGAATTGGTTGTAAAGTATCAACCACCAAATCCAGACTCAAAAGAATTAGATGAAATATGGGATAACGGAGATGGTACATTGGATGAGATGAAAACTGCAAATGTTACAAATAAAAGTGTCATTTTTAAATCTAAAGGAACGACGGGATTAAATATAGAAGCAAAAATTATTGATGATGAGCTAAATGCAGTTTCTGATATATATAAATGTGCAAGTTTTAAGAGTTCAATAAGTAAAGGGTATATATCTGTGGATGCAATAGCGAGAAATGGAAAGAAATATACTACGTCTGAAACTAAACCAGTAAAAACTAATTTGGATGATGAAAATATGTTTATAGAAGTATGCAAAGAGATAATTTCTTCACTATAGAAGAATGAGGAGAAACATGTTTAATGATTTTAAGAAATACAATAAATGGAAGGATTATATAAATATTCATGAATTTGAAGTAAAGTTAGCACTTCTAAGCACTGCTATATTTTTTATTGTTCTTTTTAATATTAATCTTTATGGTGATTTTGAACAATTTGCGGGAGCAGTAATTAACATGATATCGTATCTGATTGCTGGTTTCTTTACACTTATTGGATTTTCTGTGAGTGGTATAGCTATTATTGTTAGTTTATTTAGTAAAAAAGACATAGATACCATTAATAAATATAATAACCAGCAGTACATGGAAAAAGTAATTTGTAGTTTTGAATTTATATCATTTAATTTATCTTGTGAATTATTTATGTGTACGTTATTGTATTTTTATTTACATTCAAAATTAAGTTTATTGCCACAAATTCCTTTTTGGATCTTAACATGTATTCTTATCTACCTAACGATTTTTAATGTCTTTTATATTGTTTCATTGATAGCTAACTGTATAAAACTATATAAAATAAAGCAACTCTATACGGATATTAACAGGGAGGAAAAGAGATTCTACGATGTTGCAAATGAGGTAAGGATAGATTTTATAATTTCTACGTTAACAAGGTTATATGATATATCGCCAAAGCAATTTATGGATGATCTCGAAAACACTGTAAATCAATATGATTTTGAAGATCGAGAGAGAATGATACAGTATTTTAGAGAATATTATGACATTGAAAAGTAACATAACATTTTGTATATGAAATTAAAGCACCTTCGGGTGCTTTTTTCATGCCCAAAATAATGATATGCGGTTTTGGAGACCGTTAGTCTACCAAGTAGACGATCCCACAAAAAGAAAGAAGGTGAGCCGGATGGCAAAAGGGAAATATCATGAATGGCTGGAGCCGGAAGGTTTGCTTAAAATAGAAGGATGGGCAAGAGACGGCCTGATAGATGAACAGATAGCATATAACATAGGAATTACAAGAGAAACATTATCTCAATGGAAAAACAAGTATTCTGACATTTCTGACGCCCTAAAAAAGGGGAAAGAGGTCGTGGACCGGCAGGTGGAAAACGCTCTCTTAAAAAGGGCCCTTGGCTACAAATATGAAGAAATAAAGACAGAGGAAACCGAGGAAGGAAAGAAAGTTACGGTTACGATTAAAGAAGTTGTGCCAGACACTACGGCGCAGATCTTCTGGTTAAAGAACCGGAAACCGGATCAGTGGAGAGATAAACAGCAGATAGAACATTCAGGGGAAATCAGGTCAGAAAAATTATCAGATATTATTTCACAATTAGGCGGTGAAGGACTTGAAGAATAGTTTTCCGTTATCGCAAAAGTATATTGATTTTATAAACACAGTAGACGGGGTAGATGCAGACTTTTTAGAAGGAACAACGGCCTCTGGAAAAACAACTGTCGGCGCAGGTGTAAAGTTCATGAACATGGTCAGCCGTAGTAGCAAGAAACTTCATATCATTGCTTCAAAATCAACAGGCACTGCGGAAAAGAATATCATTCATTCAGACAATGGGATATTAAATATTCACAAAAACGCTTGCTATTACGGGAATGGTGACAAGAATAATAAACTGCCGCACATAAAATTTGAAGGGAAACTCATTTATGTGTTGGGGTATGACAATAAAGATAAGTGGGAGAATGTCCTGGGGTCACAGTTTGGTTGTGTCTATATTGACGAAATCAACACGGCAAATATAGATTTTGTCAGAGAGATTTCTACCAGGAATGATTACATGATGGCAACACTAAACCCGGATGATCCGAACCTCTCTGTTTATAAGGAGTTTATCAATAGATCCCGTCCATATAAAAAATATAAAGGCGATGTTCCGCATGAAATTATGGCAGAACTGAAAGAGAAACCAGTACCACGATGGAGGTATTGGTTTTTTACATTTCAAGACAACCTAAGTCTTACTTCAGAGATGATAGAAAAAAAGATAAGATCTGCACCGCCAGGTACAAAGCTGTACAAGAATAAAATCCAGGGACTGCGGGGCAAAGCAACAGGTCTTGTCTTCCCGAACTTTGACCGAAATAAGCACGTAAGATCAAAGAAATGGTTAAGACAGCAGATCAAGGATGGAAAAATAAAAGTCAAAAAAGTTACTGCCGGTTTAGATACGTCCTATTCAAGCGATAGCCCGGACACCATTGCTATGGTCTATCAGATCATTACAGAGTGCCGCAAAGTCATTACCGTGGATGAAAGAGTTTACAGCAATAAAGACCTTGCAGTGCCACTTGCTCCATCTGACACGGTAAAAAACTTTATAGACTTTCTTGAGAGAAATAGGCAGGAGTGGGGATTTGCCAAGGATGTGTTCATTGATAGTGCTGACCAGGCAACGATCACAGAACTTAATAAGCATAAGCGCCTGCACAGTAGCATTTATAATTTCATCCCGGCATACAAGAAAACAAAGATCATAGATAGAATTAAGCTCCAGCTGTCATGGTTACAGCAAGGGGCTTATTTAGTTCTTGACCATTGTACTGGACACATTTCAGAACTTGAGAGATATAGCTGGAAGGAGGATAAAGACAATGAGCCAGAGGATAGAAATGACCATACGGTTAATGCCAGTCAGTATGCATGGTTGCCCTATATGATGATGATAGGAGATGAAGAGGATGAGGTGGTGGAATAACATCATGGAAAAAGCAAAAAACGGAATTAGAAGCTGGCTGAGTGTTCAGCCTGCGAACCCGACAAAGATAAACATAACTGAGACTTTAGACTACGAAGGGAACGCAATTAAAAATCGGATATGGTACAGAGGTGATAGCAATGAGCTTGAACAGCTGTACCGCCAGCTTGTAATCAACACGGCAAGGCGCAGTTTCTGGGCCAGTAAGAGCAGTCCAGGCATGGAAATCAACAAGATTCACACCGGACTACCATCATTGATTATTGATACGCTCTCGAATGTCACCCTAGCCAGTTTAAATGAGTTTGAGTTTAAAAACACCCAGGACAAGGAAGTCTGGAGTAGCATAGACAAAGAAAATAAGATGAAAAAGCGTCTTGAAAAAGCAGTAAAAGAGACGTTGTATGTCGGTGACGGAGCATTCAAGGTGACATTTGATTCCACCGTTTCAGATTTCCCGATTATTGAGTATTACCCTGGTGACCGGATTGAACCCAAAATTGTCCGAGGACGTATAACAGAAATCGAGTTTAAGACTGTATACAACCACAAAAAGAAAGAATATATCCTGCATGAATACTATGGATACGGCTATATAAAATACAAGCTGACAAGTGAAGATAAAGAGGTGCCACTTGACTGTATTCCAGATACAGCAGGGTTAGAAAACCTTGCTTTTTCTAATTACCAAGAAGATAAGCAAGGTATGGTAATACAAAAAGGTGATTACATGCTTGCAGTTCCTCTCATGTTCTTTGAATCAGGCAAATGGGACGGCAGAGGTCAGAGTATCTTTGACAGAAAGACGGATGCTTTTGACAGCCTTGATGAAGCATGGAGCCAGTGGATGGATGCACTACGAGCAGGGCGGAGTAAAGAATACATCCCTGAATGTCTGCTACCTAAAGACCCAAGGACAGGGGAGATTCTACCAAACAATCCATTTGATAACCGATATATCGCCACAGATGCTGACATGCATGAGGGGGCAAAGAATATCATTGACCTTCAACAGCCTGCGATCCCGCATGAAAGCTATCTTGCCACATACATAACAGCCCTGGATCTTTGCCTGCAAGGGGTAATCTCTCCAGGTACACTTGGTATAGACGTAAAGAAGTTAGATAATGCAGAAGCACAGAGGGAGAAAGAAAAGGCGACATTGTATACCAGAAATGCGGTTGTAGATGCCCTTCAAGAGGACCTGAAAGAACTTGTGTCTGTCAGCATAATGGCATACAGAGAACTTAACTCTATTGCGAACAACAGCCCCGTGGATGTAGACGTATCCTTCGGAGAGTATGCAAATCCAAGTTTTGAAAGCCAAGTGGAAACCGTGGGTAAAGGAAAAACCCAAGGGATTATGAGCCTGGAGGCATGTGTGGAGGAATTATACGGAGATAGCCGGGATGATGACTGGAAGGAAGAAGAGGTCGCAAGGCTAAAGGCAGAGCAGGGCATCACGGAGATGGAAGAGCCAGCGGTCAATATGAAAACTGGCGGATTTCAGATAGGAGGATCGAAAGATGATAGTTACAATCATGGGGAAGGCTTACAGGATGAGCCGGAAGGAAAGCAAAAAGTTTCTGGACCAGATGAAAAATAATGTTCCGTTTGGAATTTATGCCGTTGAAAAAGATGGGATCATTGAGATGCGAAACGACCAATGTAAAAGCCGCACAAAGCTAAAGGAACTGAAAAGGACCTTTAAGCAGCAGGGATACAAGGTGTATAGCAACACCGGTGATTGATATGCAGGAATATGATATTTCAGAAGCATTTAAACGGATAGAGGATGAATTGATTGCATCTATGGTCCGTAATATGAGCCGACACCGAGTAGATGAAATAAAAGAAGGAAAACAGTGGTCCATGTGGCAAGCTGAGCAGCTAAAGTCCTTAGAACAATACCGGCAGCGGAACCGTAAGAAATACGGCAAAGAGTTCGGAGAGTTGAACCAGCAGATTGATCATGTGATCCGTAAGGCCAGAGAAAAAGGAAACATGGAACAGGAGACAAGGATCTTGCAGGCGATTAAGAAAGGCTACAAGGTCCGGGGGAAAAACCGCAATCCATCCAGCAAGGGAATGGATGCAGGTTTTTTTAAGGTTAATGACCGAAAACTTGAGTCTTTGATCACCGCCACCACCCATGACATGAAAAAGGCAGAAACAGCAATTCTCCGTATGTCTGAGGACAAATACCGCAAGGCAATCTTTAATGCTCAGGTTTATGCTAATACCGGGGTCGGAACATATGAAAAGGCTGTGGATATGGCAACAAAGGACCTGTTACAAGCCGGGCTAAATTGTGTAGAGTATAAAAACGGCGCAAGGCACACGCTTTCAGATTATGCGGATATGGCTATCAGAACGGCAAGCAAAAGGGCGTATCTGCAAGGAGAAGGTGAGAAACGGCAGGAGTGGGGCTGCCATCTTGTGATTGTAAATAAGCGTGGGAATCCATGTCCTAAGTGCTTGCCATTTGTAAACAAAGTCTTGATAGATGATGTGTGGAGCGGCGGCAGTAAGGCAGATGGTGATTACCCGCTCATGAGTGCGGCTGTTGCTGCGGGGTTATACCATCCACGGTGCAAGGATAGCCATACTACATATTTCCCTGGAATCAGCCGACCGCCGGGAGAACAGATTTCAAAAAAGGACATTGAACAGATAAAGGAACAGGTAAAAGAAGAACAGAAAGACCAGTACATATCACGTCAAAGGGAGAAATATCACAGGCTGTCTATGTATAGCCTTGATGCCAAAAACAGAGAGCAATACCGTATAAAAGAAAATGAACTGTCACCAAAGAAGCCTACAGGAGGAGATTATGGTGTAAACTGGCCTGCGATTTCAGAAGACCGTTATAAAAATAAGTTCTCACAGTTATCGGAAGATGATAAAATAATAGATGCAATCTACACAAGATCAAAATGGATGCTCAACAATCGGGATGGACTTAAAACAGAAGAAATGTATGCGATTAGTCTGAAAACGGGTGAAGAGATTGCCCGAATTACAGATCAAAACATTGAGTTTGGGGTTGCACGTTCCACACAATTCCAAAACAAGCTTGATAAAGCGGACCGCAAAAAAGAAAATGTTCTTTTGTTACATAACCATCCAAGGGGGATGCCACCAAGTTTGTCTGATCTTAATGCGCTGGTCCGCAACAAGTACGTGATGGGCATAACGATAGGACATGATGGCAGTATCTATTATTACACTGGCCCTAAAAAATTGATTAGTACAGCTGACTTTGAGATTGCAATGCGTAAATATTCAAGGTATACTGATATTACAGGAATGGAAAAGGCATTAGAGGAATTATCCAGGACTTATAAGTTTAAGTTTGAAAAATTATAGGAGGATCACATGGAAAAAGATAAGAATGATTATATCTGTGATGACCGGGTGTATGCACCAGGCGGTCTTATGGATCAGATCAGGGGTATGTCGGAAGAAGAATTTCAAAAGCATATTGCAGAACTAAGAGAAAAAGAAGAACAGAATAATGAATGATACCACCTGTCAAAATGGCATGGTGGTATTTTTGTGCACTTTTTTACGATAAGAAAGGAATAGATATGGCAATACCCGTACAAATAACAGCAATAATTTGCTTTACAATTATAGTTTTATGCTGGATGGGAGGTGATAGCGATGAGTAAAGTAAAAATCACAAAGTCTTATTACGACAAACAATTTGGATTCTTTAAGGATCCTGGAGACGAGTTAGAAGTATCTGAGGAAAGAGCAACAGTATTAGTAGAAGCAGGAGTGGCAGAGCTGGTTGTTACAGAGACGAAAACCGAAGAGAAACCCAAAGGGAAGGGAAAAGCAAACAAATAGCTGGAGGTGATCCGCTTATCTCGGTAGAAGACGTTCCGTTAAAACGTCTTATTTTTATGCTCCAAACACGACATGAGCTTTAAAAAGGTGCGTGGCCGGTGACACCGAAGAAAATGGAATATAACAGAGCGACACTCTTAGAAACGGAAGGAGTAACAAGATGTTTAAAAATACAATCCCAATGAATCTTCAATTTTTTGCAGAACCAACTGGCAATGGTGGAGATGGAGGACAGGAGCCACCGGCACCGCTCACTCAGCCACCCGCAGCAGGCCCGGAGATTGATTACAATAAAATCCAGCAAATGCTGGATGGTACACTTGCGGCTAAGGAAACAACAGCCTTAAAGGCATATTTTAAACAGCAGGGGCTGAGCCAGGAAGAGGCAGAGCAGGCCATGACAGTGTTCAAGGAACAGAAAGCGGCGAATCAGCCGGATGTAAATGCAATACAGCAGAACTTATCTGCGGCACAGCAACAGGCACAGCAGGCAACGATAGAAAGAGATGCATTTTTGCTGTCCGGGGATCTTGGAATTGACCTAAAAACCATGCCATATGTTTTGAAAATGGCAGATACATCACAGGTTGTTGGGGAAGATGGGAAAGTAGACCAGGAAAAGTTGAAAGAAGCACTAAACAAGGTTCTTGAGGATGTGCCGCAGTTAAAACCGCAGGCAGATGCACCACAGACCGGGTTTAGGCAAATTGGGGTAGGGCAGCAGACACAGCAGCCAACAACACCACCGACGCAACAGAAAACCGTTCCAACAAAGAGGTGGAACAGATTTAACTAAGGAAAGGAAAAATAAAATATGGCTTTAAATTATGCACAAGCGTGGGAGCCGGAGCTCTTAGAAATCTTAATCCAGGGGACGCTTACATCCCCGTTTGTAACACAAAACGTGAAGTGGCTGGATGCAAAGACATTCCACTTTACACAGATGTCTACATCTGGATTCAAGTCCCATAATCGAAACGGTGGGTGGAATAGCGGTACATTCAAACAAGTAGATGTTCCATTCACGGTCGGACATGATAGAGATGTTCAGTTTTTAGTGGATAAAGCAGATGTAGATGAAACAAATGCCACTGCGTCCATTCAGAACATTTCCAGAATATTTGAACAGACACAGGCTGTGCCAGAGACAGATGCACTGTTTTTCTCTAAAGTAGCACAGAAAGCACAGGGGGCTGATGGGTATCATAGTTCTACCGCAACAGCAGATTATACTGTAGAGAATACTTTCTCTAAATTGAAAGGATACTTAGCTACCGGGAAATTAAGAAGGTATAAAGCAAACGGATCACTGATCATGTATGTGACCTCTGCCATTATGGACCATCTGGAAAATTCTAAGGAATTTACAAGAAAAATCGAAATGACTCAGGTAGCAGAGGGTGGCATCGGCATTGAGACAAGAGTAACGGACATTGACGGTGTACCAGTCATGGAAGTCATTGACGATGAACGCTTCTATGATAAATTCAACTTTGATCCGACAGACGGCGGTTTTGAACCGGTTGCAAGCGAATCACATCGAATCAATGTACTGATTGCCTGCGGTCAGACATGCAAAACAGTGCCAAAAATTTCAAGCATTTATTACTTTGAACCTGGAACACACACTGAGGGCGATGGATACTTATACCAGAATCGCAGCCTGTCTGACGTATTCGTATTCCCGAATGGGAAAGACGGAAAGATTGACAGTATCTTTGTAGACGTAGACACAACAGCTTATACAGCAGTGTAGGAGGTGGTGTATATGGCACTTACCTCTTATGCTGATGTGTCATATTACCGGGATCAGTACGGTGGAACACTTGCTGATGAAGAAGCAGAAAAAGCTATTTTCACAGCCAGCCGCCATATAGATTCTATGACGTTTAACCGAATCGCTGGAAAAGGCTTTGACAATCTGACAGAATTTCAAAAAGAAATGATCCGATATGCTGCATGTAAGCAGGCGGATTTTGAAAAAGAAAATGAATCTCTGATTAATAGTATTTTATCCTCTTACAGCCTAAATGGGGTGTCAATGGGGATTGATCCAGACGGGTGGAACGTCACAGTACGAAATGGTGTAGTAATGCAATCTGATACATATTCCGTATTGGAACAAACCGGGCTTTGCTGCCGCAGACTGGGGGCGGTGTAGATGGTATGGCCAGATTTGGTGCCGGATTTTATGTGCACAACTGATATCCATGTGAGAATTGACAGTGAAGAGATAGGGGAAGAAGGGCAGCCGATCCCTTTGATAGATGTAGATTTAAAATGCAACTATCAGGACAAGGCAAAAAGAATATTGACGAGCGAGCAGAAAATCGTACAGATTACGGGATCTGCTCTTTTTCGTGGGGATATTGTCCCGGACGTTCCAGTGATCAGCGGCGGAAAAGCTACAATATTCGGCGTGGATAGGGGGATTGCGGCGGGAGAAAAGGCCAGGAATCCTGATGGCACTGTAAATTACACTAGATTGGAGTTGATCTAATGCGATGTAATTCCATTATTAAGATCAACACCCTGAAACTAAAACAGTTGAGCCGGGCGCAGGTAAAAGCACTAGAGCAGACGGCAGAGGCAGTACACACGGATGTGGTGCAGGCCCAAGTGATGCCGTTTGACACCGGAAACCTCCAGAATGAATCAACATTTGTAGATTATACAGACAGTTCCCGCGGAAAATGTACGATTGTATCGTCAACGCCCTATGCTCGCCGGTTGTATTTCCATCCTGAGTATAACTTCTCAACCCTGGAAAATCCTTTTGCTGGCGGTGAGTGGTTCCGGCCATGGTTACAAGGGGGATTGTATCAAGGGTTTGCACAACAAGCATTTAAGAGGTTTTATCGGAAGGAGAGTGGTATCTAGTGCTACTACTGGCGGACATAAAAGACTGGTTAAAGATAATTAATAATGCAGAGCATTATTACACCGGGAAATTAGATAACAAGAAATTGAAATCCATAGGAGTATATCAACAGGCAAGCTATAACCCGAAAAGATATTCCATTGGAGGAAATAAAAAGTATGAAGTAAAAAATGTATCTCTGCTGATTCACTGGAATGAGAATGCGAGGGAAACGGAAATAGCAGCCATAGAGCTGTTTGAACGATTAGAAACACAGAAACAATTCAAGATTAATGACACAAAAGTATATTTCTTGTCTATGCAGGTATCGGAACCGGTGGACGTTGGCACGGATGACAATGGAATATATGAACGGGTCATTAATCTTGATCTTTATTATGAAAGGTAGGAAAAGAAATGGCAGAGGAAAACAGAAGTGGGGTATATCCCTGTTGTGAGAACCAGTTTCAGATTGACACGGCAGCCGCTGGAGCAACTGCGGCAATGAAAACCATCGCTGACTGCGAAACATTCGAGGTGTCTTTCGACAATGGGGTGGAAGAGTGGACACCGTTTGATTCAGAAGGATGGATGAGGCGTTTAATGACTGCCAAATCTGTTACAATCACGGTGACTGCAAAAAGAAACGTTGGGGATGCCGGAAACGATGCCGTGGCGGGTCTAGCCTGGAAAAACGGCAGAAATGTGGAAAAGGATTTTCAGTGGACATTCCCGGATGGAACGGTAGTGAAATTCGGCGGAGCAGTAATCAATGTAACAAACATCGGGGGCGGGGACTCTACGGCGGTGGCACCGTTGGAGTTTGAGGTTATGTCAAACGGAAAACCAACGGTAACAACAGGAGTGTAATTGGCATGTAGGGAGATACTATTTCTCCCTATTTAAATGAAAGGATAAGAAGAATGAGCAAAGTAGTTGATATTACAGATAGACTAAAGTTTGAAGAAAACCCGGCGATTGAGATTAATAGGAAAAAATATGAAATAAATGCGGATGCTACGACCATGATTGAAGTTATGGGGGAGGTAGGGGATGGCGAGAATATTTCTCCTGCTTCTATTTCAAAGTTGTGCAATCTAATTTTTACACAAAGGGCACAAAAAGATTTGGAAAAACTACATCTGAAATTTGAAGACTATTCTACTGTAGTAGAATGTGCGATTAGCTTAATCGCTGGTAGCGATGAGGAAGAAGTGGGGGAGTAGGAGATCCCGGATATGATTTATTTGAGGATTGGGACCTGATCGTCTCAAGTCTTGCTGAACAATACGGGGTCAGGGTGTATTCAGAAGAGTTTCGGAAAATGCCTTGGCATGAGTTCAGGGCGTTGCTCTGCGGCATTGGGCCAGAGACGGCATTGGGACGCATTGTTCAGATCCGCATGGAAGACGATAAGGAGGCTCTAAAGAACTTCACGAAGGAGCAGCAGCAGATCCGCAACGAATGGCGTGGAAAGGTTGCGAAAGCAAAGCCGGAAAAAGATGTGAGTGCCTTTTTAGAAACAATGAAACAGGCTTTTATCGGAATGTCAGGAGGGGATAGAAATTGAAAAAGTAAAATGTAAAAAATGTGGGCAAACCCTTTTGATCGCAGAGCATGTAAAAGGAGAGATCAAATGCCCACGATGTAAATATGTAAATAAGGTAGAAATAAAGCAACAAAGGGAAGAGCATAGGTAAGCGCCTCTGAGCAGTTAAGCCAGCCTACTTTGTAATAAACAGGGTAGGTGAAGAAATTGGCGGAAAGTGTAGGTCAGATCGGGTTAGACCTTGTGGTCAACCAGCAACAATTTAATAGACAGCTTGGAAATATTCAGAATCTTGCAAAGAAAGCCGGTAAGACTTTAGCAGCGGCATTTACTGTCAAGGCTGTTGCAGATTTCGGGAAACAGTGCATAGACTTAGGCTCGGATTTGACGGAAGTGCAGAACGTTGTTGACGTGACATTCCCGAGCCTTACAGCTAAAGTTGATAGCTTTGCAAAAAACGCAGCCGCATCTTTCGGCTTGTCCGAGACAATGGCAAAGAAGTTCACGGGTACATTTGGGGCCATGTCGAAAGCGTTCGGCTTTTCAGAAAAAGAAGCCTACAACATGAGCACAACTCTTACTGGATTGGCCGGGGACGTAGCTTCTTTTTATAACATATCACAGGACGAAGCATTTACAAAATTGAAATCCGTTTTCAGCGGAGAAACAGAAACGCTGAAAGACTTAGGGATCGTTATGACCCAAAGTGCTTTAGATCAATATGCGCTTGCCAATGGTTTTGGGAAGACAACGGCCGCAATGACCGAACAGGAGAAGGTTGCTCTGCGATACGCCTTTGTGCAGCAGCAGCTTTCACTTGCTACGGGTGACTTTGCAAGGACTTCAGATCAGTGGGCGAACCAGGTCCGCATACTGTCCTTACAATTTGATTCCTTAAAAGCATCCATTGGGCAAGGACTTATTAATCTGTTCACGCCAATTCTGAAAGTCATTAACACACTTTTAGGCAAGCTTATGACACTTGCAAATGCCTTTAAATCCTTTACGGCATTGCTGATGGGGAAGAAGTCATCGGGTGCCTCCGCAAGCCTTAAGAATACGGCTGATAATGCCAGCAGCGTGTCTAAGAACCTGAACAGTGCAACCGGCTCTGCGGGAAAACTGAACAAAGCTACAAAAAAGGTAGGCGATACAGCAAAAAAAGCCTCTAAGAAAATTTCAGGGCTGATGGGCTTTGATAAGATAAATAAGCTAACAGAAAAGAAAACTTCGGGGACAAAGGGCAGTGGCGGTTCCGGCGGCAATGGAACATCAGGCGGCGTGTCTGCGGGAAGTGCGGATATGGGTTCCCTCCCAAAAGATACGGAAGAAAAAACGCTAAAGCTGGGAAAAGGATTTGATAATCTCAGAAAAGCAATTGACAAGTTGAAAAAATCATTTGGTGGCTTTTCAAAGATCGTTACAGGCGCATTTCAGTGGATTTGGAAAAACATGTTGGTGCCGCTCGGTAAGTGGACCATGCAGAAGCTGGCGCCTAAATTGATCGAATTGTTGGCTGCCGGTCTGGACGTTCTAACGGAGACTTGTAAAGCATTGCAGCCTTTATGGCAGTGGGCTTGGGATCACTTGTTTAAACCTCTTGCAAAATTTGCAGGAAAAGCCATTATAGCTTTTTTGGATTTACTTATAAAAGGTTTAAAAGGACTTGCAAACTGGATCAGTAAACACAAGACAGCGGTGCAGAATATAGCGATTGTTATAGCCAGCTTTTTTACTGCGTTTAAAGCGGTATCACTAGTCCTAAAAGCGGTGAGTGTATTTAAAAAATTTGTGTCCGTGCTTTCCTTCCTAAAAGGAGCAGGAAGCGTTTTTTCACTTGTAGGAAGAGGTCTGAAAGCGATTCCTGTAATATTAACCGGATTATCTGGGCCGGCTCTCATAGCCGTTGGTGTGATTGGTGGAATCATAGCCGCCGGAGTTTTGCTGTGGAAGAATTGGGACAAAATTAAAAAATTTGCGTCTTCAATTTGGAGTAAAATCACATCTGTTGTATCCGGCGCAGCGAAGAAGATCAAAGGGTTTTTATCAGCAGTTGTAAATTTTATAAAAAAGAACTGGAAGGATCTTTTGTTGCTTATTGCCAATCCGTTCGTTGGCGGTTTCAAATTGCTGTATAAGCACAATGCGAAATTCCGAAAAGCTGTTGATAAATTTGTCAAAGCAATCAAAAAGAAAGTTGCAGATTTGGCAAAAAAGATTATTAAAGGTTTTAAAAATATAGTTGACAATCTGAAAAAAATCCCTGGGAAAATAAAGTCTTTCTTTAAAGGGAAAATTGACGGTGTAGCGGACTGGTTCGGCGGTATCAAAGATGCTTTCGTATACATGCTTGGACACCTTGCGGATCATGTACCTGATCTATCAACTGTTAAGGAGGCAATTACAAACAAAATCGGTGAGATCGCCGCAAAGGTCACCGGTGCTTTAGAAACAGCGAAGGATTGGTGGTCTGGAATAAAAGAAAAGGCATCTGAAAAAATCGGAGGATTTACGTCAAAGGTCACTGGTGCTTTGGAAACCGCAAAGGACTGGTGGAGCGGGTTAAAAGAGAAAGCGTCTGAAAAGGTCGGTGGCTTTGTATCTAAGGTATCTGGTGCTTTAGAGACGGTAAAAGACTGGTGGTCTGGTATAAAAGAAAAGGCAGCCGAAAAAGTTGGAGAAATTGCTGCAAAAGTATCCGGTGCGCTTGAAACAGCTAAAGATTGGTGGTCAGGGCTAAAAGACAAGGCAATCAGTCGTATTGGTAGCATCGGGGCAAAAGTTACAGGTGCATTAGATACCGCCAGAAATTGGTGGAACAGCCTTAGGACTGGACTTGTAAATAAAATTGGCACAGTGCGAAAAGGTATATCCGCCTATATTTCAACAAAGGCCAAGACTCTAACAAGCTATTTAAAAAAGAAAAAAAATCAAATGGGCAAAGTGTCTAAAGGTGTGTCTGCTTATATTTCAACAAAGGCAAAATCTTTAAAAAAAGCATTATCTGACAAATTCAAAGGCATGAAAGCTTTTGCGGTGAAAGTAAAACTGGCAATCAGCACCGTGGTATCAGGGATAAAGGGATGGATCAACAATAATGTAATTAAAAAAATCAACGATGTTATTCCGGGCAAAGGACCAATTCCTTATCTTGCTCAAGGTGGTTATGTAAAAGCAAATACTCCACAGCTTGCTATGATCGGTGATAACCGTCACCAGGGTGAAGTCGTAGCCCCTGAAGACAAAATGATTGCTATGGCAAGAAAGGCGGCAGAGATGTCCGGCGGCAGCAGGGACAGAGAGATTATTTCCCTCCTGGCAGAGCTGATTAGTGTTGTGAAAGCAAAAGACACAGACGTATATTTAGATGGCAGAAAAGTAACGAAAAAGGTAAACGACGTAAACAATGCAGATATCAAGGCCGGAAAGCGGCCCATTTTAATTTAGGAGGGATGCGAAGATGGCAACGTTAAGCTGCGGAGGAACAGCTCTGCCGGAACCGGTGGAATTGAGCACAGCAGATGAAATTATCTGGTCTGCCAATACGGAACGCTCTTCTAATGGAACTATGGTCGGAGAAGCAATCGCAGAAAAGAAGACCTTAGAAATCAAGTGGGGCGTTTTAACAGAAACAGAAGTAAAAAAAATAAAAGACAATCTGGTCAAAGGGTTCTTTCCTATTACCTTTAGGGATGCAGGAAAGAACCACACCATCTCTGTATACCGGGGTACTCTTACAAAAGATCATCTCGGATATATTGGGGATGGAGTTTATTACTACAAAAGTGCCAGTGTGTCGATTGTGCAGAAATAGGAGGCAATAATGAAATTAAAAGAAATGGTCCAGCGCCTGGAGGGGCTTACAAGACAGGCAAACAAGATATATACAGCAAAACTTGGTTATGCTATCTCAAAAAATATTAAAACGTTCCAAGAAGTCATAAAAGATTATGACGAGAATCGGGTTAAGATATGTGAGAGATATGCTGAAAAAGATCAAGATGGTAAAGCCCGTATCGAGGAAGATAAGTATGTATTCACAGAAGATAATGAAAAAATCGTGAATGAGGAATGCGGTGATCTTCAGGACGTCGACCAAGAAATCTCTTTTTTGAAAGTACCATTTTCTGAGTTGGAGCGTTGCGAGGAAATTGAACGTTATGACATTCCTTCTGTATCAGATGTCAATGATCTGATGTTCATGATCGAAGAATAGCCAGGAGGTGATGCTATATGTATCAGAATGTAAGTGAAAATTATGGTGATGCAATAGCAGGGCCAAATAGAACTTTTAACCTAAAGTTGACTGAGAACGATATTGATATTGTGGATTCTTTAAAGTCGGTACAGATCACTGCCGGTTCCGAGGAAATAACAATATGCAGTGCGGTATCTACATATTTTGATGCTACGATAGAGAAACAGGATATAACGCTTTCAGGAAAAGAAGTCACCTTGCAGGCTGGTATTGAAATAAATGGGCAGGTGGAGTATATCCCGATGGGAGTTTATACGATTCAAAATCCCAGGACGCAAGGAAATACAATCTCTTTCACGGCATATGATCGGTTAGCAAGTCGGTGTAACGGTGGATATTTTTCTAAAATTGCATATCCGGCAGACGCATTGGATGTATTGTCCGAGATTGAAAGCATGACCGGAATTACGGTTGACAAGACGGGACTTGCACGAGGAATACAGATTCAAAAGAGGGCAGTAATAAACGAGGATACAGACGGCGAAGAAGATACCGTGAGTACCACCTACGTTAATCCATTTGACGGTTATACATATAAAGAAACGATTGGATTTATTGCCGGCCTATTTGGGAAGTTTGCTGTTTGTGGCCGGACCGGAAATGTAGAATTTAAATGGTATACAGAGACAGGATATACCATAACAGCAGATACTTTCTACGATGATTTTGAGGAATCAGAGGATGGCTTTGTTTTGGGTAGGCTAGAGTGTGATACTGCGGATGAAACGCTTATATCTGGAACAGGAGCAACCGGCGTTTCTTTTACCAATCCAGTCATGACACAAGGAAACTTAGACAGCATTTTTTCTTTTGTGAAAGACTTGGCATTTACTCCGGGCATGGTCAGATTCACTGGTGACTTACGGGTTGATCTAGGGGATATTATCACAATCATAAAAAACGATGGATCAGAATTTAAAGTGCCTGTTATCCATCTGCTTACATCATATGATGGTGGCCTGATGCAATCAATTACCAGTGCCGGGAATACAGAGGCAGAAGACGATGCCGACAGCAAAGGGCCTATCACAGAGACGGTAGAACGGGTATCGTATGAGCTGGCTTTCATTAAGACGCTTATGGTTGATAATTTTACTGCAACAAACGGAACAGTTAAAAACTTGAGTGGTGACTTTCTAAACTTCAAAACTGGTGAATTTGAGACACTGAAAGCACAGCAGGCAAATTTTGAGAACGCCACTGCAGAGAACTTTACAGCGGTGCGGGCGGAAATAGAGAATCTAGTTGTCGGTAATCTTGATGCCAAGTATGCAACGATTGATTTTGCAAATATAGATACAGCAAAGATCAGGCAGGGGTTCATGGAGAACCTGATGGTCAGCCAAGGGATTTTTACGAGTGATATTACAGCGGCAGAGGGAACGTTCACGAACTATTTGACTGGTGTAAATATCCTAGCAAACAATATAACTGCCGGTACGTTAAGCGTAGAAAGGCTAATTATAACTGGATCGGATCATTCCATCGTCTATGAAATCAATAAGGCAAATGGTACGCCGCAGCTGTCACAGACGACAGTAGATGGTGGGTCACTGACTGAACGAACGGTCACAGCGGACCGAATTGTTGCGGGGGCCATCACTGCAAATGAGATAGACGTTACAAATTTATTTGCACAGGATATTACAGCAACAGGGACTATCACTGGTGTAAATCTTTTAGGAGCAACCGGAAGCTTTAGTGGGAATATTGTAGCCGCAACTGGAACGATTGGACCGTGGACACTTAATAATTCTTCTATATACAAAGGAAATAGTGGTTTTGGAAATGCGTCTGGAATGTACTTTGGTAACAACGGGTTTAGTATAACGGATAAGTTTAAGGTCACAAACGCAGGGGTGTTGACGGCAGCAAGCGGAAGTTTCTCCGGAACGATAAACGCCACATCAGGGACATTTAAAAATGGAATATTCCGGGATTGCACTTTCCAGTATGGAGACGGGTCCTATGGTATTTGGATCACCGGCAATGGCAACGATTCGTATTTTTATGCGAACGGCGCTGAGGCCAGGGTCTTCATAGCCGGGGATGAAGGAGTAGCAGTACAGTCAAAGGGCGGATATCTCTATTCTGCGATCAGGGATATCGGCGTCTACGGACAGATGTTCTGCGCAAGAGCAAGTGACGATTCATGGGTTGCTATCACGGGGATATCCTCTTCAAAAAACATTTGGCTCGGTACTTCTGATGCCAAAAATGCACTTTCGGACACGAATATATACGCACAGTCCAATCTAAATTTGTATGCGAACAGAAAATCAGCGTCATACAAATCAACGGCAATCAACTTTTTCCGTGAACAGTCAGATTCACACAGAACGGTATTTCGTGGATCTACAAATGGAGCGATTTACCTCGGCACCACAACTTTCCGCTTTAATACCGCATTTTTTTCAAATGCGATCACTGCGTCAGATCTGAAAGAAAAAGAGGTATTGCCGGTTGACAAAAATAAATATATTGATCTCATCATGAAGTTGCGTCCGCTCTCTTATCACCGGATTGGGGAAGGAGATACAGGGAAGAGAACTCACATGGGCCTTGGAGCGCAGGATGTGGCAGATGCTATCAAAATAATTGGAATGGGTGATATGTCCCTTGTGCAAGCGGCAAAAATTACAAACGGAGAGGAAACACCGTATTGTGGTGAAGATGTGTCCGACGACGAATTGTCCTGGGGACTAAATTACACGGAGCTGTTTGCGCCGCTCATTCATACAGTCCAGGCAACAAGAAGAGAGATGGATCATCATGCTGGTAGAATTGATAAGCAAGAAGCAATCATAAATGATCTGCAAATCCGTCTCGGGCAGGCAGAAAAAGAGATAAAAGAACTCAAGCAGGCAACTCAGTAGGCTGTCTATTTTCTATTTCAGAAAGGGGACAATCAAATGTTAAATACCAAGAAATCAATTACGTTAACTGGTACGGTAATGGTAAAAGACGGAGAGACGGAAAAGCAGGTTGTTTATCTAAACGCAAACATCTCTCGAGACAGCGGAAATGATAACATCTCACAGACAATCCAGGACAAGGCTTTATATGCGGCGAATAAGACGGCGGTTAGAAAGGATGTAGAAACCTTTACAGATCAGGTGTACTCAATTCAGGATGCAGAAGCATCCGTGTAAGAGAAAGGAAAGTGAGGTAAATGAAAAAAATGGGAAATAACATCATTGATACATACAACACAGTTACAGGGGCGATGGTAGCTGTATTAAGTTACATCTTAGGAGAACACTGGATTTTATTTGTGGCTTTTTTTGCTCTGAATGCAGCGGACTGGCTTACGGGATGGATAAAAAGCCGTATGGCAGGAAAAGAGAACTCCGCAGAGGGGCGGAAAGGTGT